CAGCAGTTGACAACATTAGTGCGTCTAGTGCTGTTAGAATAGGCCACCAATTAACTACACAATCCCAGACCGGATTAATTTATGCAGATGATAAATCAGTTGTAGCAACAGGAGCCATGCAACTTTACAACGCACAAGTTGCTGAAGATGGATCAGCAGCAGCAGATTTTGCAACAGGATTTGCTAGTCATGATTTCGATGTAGCACCTCAAGACTTTACAAACGGTTACTTAATTGGAGTGGACTCACTATTTCTTGGTGTGGATCAGTCTGGAACAACTGGCAATGATGTAAGAATAGCATATGTTATGGAATGCACACTAGAAGCAGCAACACAAACAAACAGTGTTGCCTTAGCATTGAGTCAACAGTGATTACAATGGCTAGAGCTACAAAGGCAGAAAACGCACTTGCTTCTATTATTCAACGAATGTTAGAGGAGAAGGGCGTACAAACAGATATTGCAGAAGGTCTTGCTAAAGGTGGAGTTGGCCTTGGTTCTGGGGGATTAAGAATTCAGAAAGCAGCAGAAAGGCAAACTAAAAAAGAATCCAAGCGTGCTTTAAACGGATGGCAAAAGTTTGTAAAAGCAAAATCTAACAAATATAAATACAAATCGGGCAAAAAGAAAGGCCAAGTTAACTTCAAGGCTATGTCTGCAGCCTTCAAAAAGACACCTGCAGGGAGGAAGAAGAAGAAATGAAGAAAATCGGACAATATACAGTAAGAGGTAGACTTACAGAAGCAGAAACAGAAGCAGGGACTCCACAAAGAATCAGATTGTTTGATGGTAAATTTAATACTGGGTATAAAGTAACGAATTTTGTAGTATGGGGTTCAACATTATCATCATCTTCCAATCCAGATGTATCAGGTAAACTTGGAACTACTGATTCTTTAGCAACTGGTGCTGCTGGATTCTTTAACGCATCCGATGTTAGAGAGATTGCTTGGGCTGGTGCTGCAGGATCAACAGATACTGTATTTAATTCTCCTCCTGGAATAGTTATTGATCCTGATAACTTTGTAGTTGAAGATTTATTTGTATATGCTAGAGGTGCAGGGAACGTAAAAATAAATTATATAGTTACAATGGATAAATATGATACAACATCTGCACACGGAGCATTAGCAATGATAAAAAATAATGCCCAAAATGTTGATGGTGATAATTAAACATGGATGATGTAACAAATGACCCTGAGTTTATTCGTCGTTGGACAAAAATAGTCGGCTTATTAGCGACCGCTTTGGTTTTGATGCTTGGCGGTACTGGTCAAGTTCCAATTTAAGTTGCCGCAGCTCTATACATTTATTGTTATATTGTTCCATCAATTCATCAAACTGATAATATCTCATATCCTCGGGAGTTTTTTGTCTGTCAACAGACATAAACCAACCCATCCATTTATCATATTTTAATATCGCATTAGATACCCATTGTGATTTTTTTCCTTTTGTTACGTTCCCTACTGCAGCAGAGGCTTTGTGTGATAAAGTAAAAGAGTGTAAAGGATTATTTGACCTCATATAGTCCACCTCCTATACTCAAGTGGTACATTTAATGGCAACATTTCAGCCAATATGCGTTCATCTCCATTAAAAACAACTAACATATTGGGAAACATAGCACATCCTGCCGTGTCAACTTTTATCTCCCTCTTAAATTCAAATCTCCCTTTAATAAAATATATCATAGAAGCGTGTTTCATTAATTTATGACACCATTTAGTGTCTGTTCGTGCTGGAATTAACATAAATATACTAGTTACCTGCTCATTATCCGATTCAAGTATTGCTTTATCTACCCAAGCAGGTAAAGCAGAACCAAAAGGAGGGTTAACCCATACATTCCCATACCATTTTTGAAACAATCCGTTTTGATCTTCACAAAAATAATCATGTGCTTTCTTATTTTCTTTAGACGCAGCAGCGTCTAAGTCGGGTTGCCATCCAAATACTTCCAATAAATACTCCATAAAAGCCGGTGGAGTCGCCCAATCTTGATGTTCTGAACTAAACATCCCCGCTATTTGTTTTTCATTCATGCTAATTCTCCTATGATTGTATGTATCATGCCCTTTCTGAGCCGTATTCAATATATAATACCCACGGTCGCCGCAGCGACCTCGCCACCGTTTCGCTAGAAACGGTTAACGCCCGATAGAGTGCGCACTAACTATATCGTTCCACTCGGGTGTGATTATAAGAGGATTAGGGTAGAATACCTTATAGACCACCGTGTGAGCCGTAGAGCTATGGCTAAAAGTGATTCATTTTTTATCAGAGGAACAGTATCAGCAAACGGAACGACATATGTGCAATCAGAAATTGATTTAGGTTCGTATGTAAATTTAGGTGTGAGTAAATCTACATTACTAAGAATACACAACATTTCTGTTCAAATGGCAGCAGGTGCAGCAGCAGTTGACAACATTAGTGCGTCTAGTGCTGTTAGAATAGGCCACCAATTAACTACACAATCCCAGACCGGATTAATTTATGCAGATGATAAATCAGTTGTAGCAACAGGAGCCATGCAAC